TATCCGGACGATAAGTATAGCTAGTTCCAACATTTTTGTAATAATCGGTGGGGTCTTTGTTAAAAAAAGCATTCCATGCATGTTTTAATCTGGAAGTAAATGAATTCTCCATTTTGAATTACCACCACCCCCCCTTTTTTTTTGTTTAGACCTTATCGACTACGGTTTTTCTGTATGCCACTTTCCCTGACTCATAAATCCCATTCTTAAGTTGGTTCATGTTATACCCTTGATCAGCAAGAGCCATGAAAACTCCAACTTCTCCTCGTTTAGCTACAAATCGCACAACTTTACCAGATGGTGATGTTAAGTTGGAAACTTGTTCATTCATTAGAGAAGCCATTTTTTTGTTATAAGAATTAATGGTGGCTGCACTTAGTTTACCGGATTTATTAACAGCATTTGGGTCTTTCATTAACTCGTTGGCATATTTCATTAATTCTTTCGAAGATTTCTTACGGGCCTTCTCCGTAATTTTCGCGGCGTTTTTCTTAATCCATTTGTTATCTTTTTTAGTCAGGTGGCCAAGTTGAGCCGGGGTTCTACGAACACCCCATTTCATTCCTAGAATACCGTAATGGGTCAATCCATTATCCATATGCTAATCACCACCTTTACTCAAAAGCGTCTTTGTACTATAAATTCTTTAATAAAATTTGCCAATAAGATCACTAATCTTTTCCGGCCCCCTGTTTTTAATAAAGGCCATTAGGAAAGCCGTAGATACCGCCATAGTTGTATAGGTAGTCGCTCTAGCTTTGGATAATGACATGTTTTCATAGGTATTCATGTATTTATTAACTGCCTTTTCCCCCCTGAATATTCTATCTATTTTTTGCTGTTGTTTGTCATAATTTTCGTTTTTCTTTTTTAGTTCGTTTTGATAATTAATTTTTGACTGTTTATAAATGTTTTTAGCTTCTTTCATTTCAGCCTTTTTTAAACTAACTTTTTTATAGTTTGTTGTCGAGGAATTATCAGTGTTTCCAAGTTGTCTCGGAGATCTAATTACACCCCGACGTTTTTTACCAGCTGGCGTAAGAGTTCCGTCTTTGTTCTGATAACGTCTGACGCCCCATTTCATACCGAGAATGCCGTGATGTTCTAATGTATTATTCATTTGGGTTACCACCTTTACTCAAAAGCATCTTTATTGGCTTTATAAGCGATATAGGCATCCATCATAGCAGCAACAGCGTCGATCTTCTGCTCATATCGTCTTTTAAGTAATTTCCTATTACCGTTCGTATCTTCAAGAGTTATACAGTTACCCATAGCAAAAGACATAAGTTCTTCATCAAATAAAAGCATCCGCTCCTCAGAAAGCTTCTTAAGCTCACCTAAAGGAACGGACTCTGTTTTTGCACCCTGTATAACCTTTACAATACCAAATGGACCGTTTTCAGATTCCCAACGCTCTACAAATTCCTTTGCGTTATATGGGTCGAAACCAAAACATCTAACGTCATATCCACATTCGTTTATGTGATTATCCAAGTCTTCATAAACTTCCATCATGTCTAAAACAGTTCCCTCAAGGACAATTAAACTTCCCTCTTTCATGAAATGATCGTATTTGATTCTCATGGCAGCAGGGAGCTTCATTAGTGTTAGTGAAGTTATATAGTTTCGAGTTTTGATACCGAAGCACCCATTAGATAAAGGAAACAGAAATGTAAATGCACAAAAGTCGTCTCCTTGGGAGAGGTCGGCGCCCAACGCACAAGGCATTTGCCAGAAATCCCTCTTTCTATGAGGAAGGGTTTCTTCATAAGTGAAGTAGTAAGTATAACCCTCCATGGGAATGCCAAAACGTTTTGCTAAAATATCGTTTCTGGCTGCCGGAGCTTTTTCTGCTCGTTCAACATCCAGCTGATATGTTTCATAGCTAACGGTCTTTCCTAAATTCGGATTAGCCTTTAGCCACATTTCGGGATCAGAGACTTCATCGATCGAATCGAGTTTATACCACCAAATAGAAACATGTGGATTGATGTAGTCTCCTTTGAGAATGTCCATCAACTCCATTTTGATTGTGTCTCCGCTACCATTACGAACCGTACCCTCTGAACTAGTCGCAATGATTAGATAATCATCAACTTTAGAAGCACCCTGCTCGATTGCACCGACAACGTCTTCTCGTATATCTCCTGAAAGCCATTCGTCTACTGTTGCAATTTTACATCTAAGTCCTTGAAGCTTATTAATAGACATCGGACGAATCTCAATCAACGAACCGGTTAAAAAATTCTCAATTCCTTTCTTTGTAGAGGTCAATTTTACACGATTGGCTTTTAAACCGGTTGTGTTTTGTAAAGAACCTTCAGTTAGAAATTTAAAAAGCGGTCCTCTAGACCGCGTAATAGCTGTTCGTATAGGAGACATTACCTCTTCGGCAAGTTTCATAGTTGGAGCTGTCGTAATCTGATGAGTAGTAGTTGTATCGACATTGAGGAAATATGATTGCATACAAGAGTCATATAAAGATTTAGCCGCGCCTCTTCCGACGATAAGATATTGTTTATTAATCAATCTTTTCTTTATCGTCTTTTTAACGTAACGACCTCCGTGTCCATCGGGATTCGGCTCATATACACTTCTCTCTACAAAATAATACCATCCAAATACCTGTTCTCCCCATAGTTTAAAACTGTCAAGCAATTTAAGATCAGAACCATCTGTTAATGTCAATTCATTTTCGCAATATCGAATCCAACCTTCAACTGCCTGATCATCATAATATATGCCAGGATTCGCTATGAGATCATCTATACGGTTCATCTCCATTGAAACTTCTTTACATACTGGAATTTCTCCTCGAATTACGGCATCTCTAAACATGCCGTAATACTTTGGAACGGCAGTGTTTGATAATGCCATAATTGATTCTCCTTATCCTTTTTTTTCAAGAATGGCCTTAATTTTATCAACGTTATTATAAATAGTAAGAGCAGTAGCAGTAACAGCCGCTACGGTAGTACCAGCTTTGAAAACTTTTTGCGCATATTCTTTACCTTTATTAATGCTGCTTTCGGATAATTGAGAATACTGTCGTTCCATTTGAAGACGATTTAGTCGATTACGAAGCTCGGCGTCACTCATAGATTTAATACTCTTTGGTGTGTGGGCCTTCTTGTAATCTTCATGCGACTCATCGGTCATAGAACGTCTTCTAGCTCTCGCGAGCTGTTCAGGAGTTCTTCGAACACCCCATTTCATTCCGAGAATGCCGTAGTGTTTAAGTTCATCTTTGTTTGGGCCTACGTCATCTAGCGAAAGCTCCATATCAAATGAACCCATTCTTTTTACAAACTCTTCATAATCAGACATGATTGCCTCCTTCCTTTATCTAGCATCCATATGAATAACGAACATTTCTCGTTCTGCGTCCCACGCCAGCTTGGTGTATGTCATTTTAGTAGGAGCTAATATAGCCTCTTGGTTAGCTCGTGTATTGACTATCTTACCTCCGTTTGACGTACGTCCATCTGCTAAAATTCCAGGTGTATTTTTACAATTTATTACCATATACGAATTATAAGTTTTGGCTGCGTGCGGATTTACTTTACGCCACGTGTCTATCGCAAACGTTGGTGATGTAGACGTAGAATATATTCTGTTCTCGGAAAAACTTTTACCTTTAAAATTTTTATTGAACGAATCGAAAGTTTTAGACAGTTCTGATTCTCCCATTTGGTCTAGTTTTTTACTAAGACCTTCTGTTGAAAATTTTAAGTTTGTAGATCGGTATACCGTCAGATTGTTAACCCTATTTTTACTTATACTATCTTTGAGTTTCTGGGCTTCATCGGCTACATGGGATGGTTCTCCCGTAGCAAGATAAGTATTTATAGTTCTAGAAAATATAGCAGCAGATGTGTATTTTTTCATACGATCCATGTCTGTTTTATTAAGATTTTCATACACTGCATTTTTATGAGATACTATACCTGTTTTATCAATCGTAGAAATTAATTTTGGGTCCGAGGTTAAAACACCAGTTTTCCTAGTTTGTTCTTCTATCATACGTGCAATGTTTTTATCGGTTTGATTTTCCTTTGTGAATGCTCTCTTTATGGTGTACTTATATTCTCTAGGATTTAACCTGTTACCAATACTATACCCAGTCTCTCTTATTTTAGATTTAAGGGCGGATTCTGCTCCGAGAACTCTATCATGGCTTTGTCTTTTTTTACCTAATGCAGTTAACGTGCCATCCTTGTTTTGATAGCGTCTAACTCCCCATTTCATTCCTAGAACGCCGTAGTGTTTAAGATAATCGTAGTGGTTTAGATAATCGTAGTGGCTTAGATAATCACTCAACATTCTCCTCCTCTCCCGAAATTGAGATCCTCCATTCTAATTCTGAAATAGTACGATTGTATGATTCCATTACAGCAGAGCTAAGTGGCGGATCGAACATTAATTTTACCTTAAGATACATATAAGTTTTTATGTGTTCTAATTTATTAGAGGTTGTAAAGTCTTCCCACTTATCAGACTCCCCGGATATGGTAAAACCTTCGGCGGGACCGACACCAATCTGAGTTAAAATTGAAAGCACAGAATTGATGTGCATGATTAAATCCGCATCGAAGTGTGTATACTCTTCCGCAATTCCGAGCAGCTTTTTAATTGATGTCAGTATACTCTCCATAGTAATCCTCCTTTACGGCTGAATCGCGATAAATTTCTTCATACAGAAACCTTCGATACCCGCAGCTGTGCAAACTTTATAGAATTCTTCGGTTGATTCATTTTCGTCAATCATGAGTTCCGTTTGATAATCAACTTCGCAAACAATAGCGGAATCTTTTTTGGGTTCCTCTCGAACGTTTAACTTTTTGCAATTTGTAACAAAACCCATTTTCACATCTTCGTGTTCCTCGATTCGATAGTCATCTTTAAGAAGATTATCATGATACATTTATTGTTTTCCTCCTTTTTATTTATGTCTCCATGGACATGTATCGTTTTTAGTTCGTTCTATCGGTGCTAGAATTAATAAACTTTCGTCGCCATAATGGATTGCATTATGTGTTGAAAGCTTTGTTGAAATTACATTCTCTGGATCAAAGACAGAAGAACTTCTATTTATTAAATCATCGTAAGTAATCGGGTTGATATGATGAATAATAATTGGTCCATAAATATTAAAACCGTCTACAGCCAAATCACATCCATTATCTCGAACGATTATCTTATCCCTAAATCTTAACCAATCATCTGAATGATAAAATTCCTGATTCACCCATCTTTGAAAACCAAAAGTTGCTTCTCCTACTTTTCCGTTTAACTTTAAATATCGATAACGCTCTTCAAAAGTAGGAAATTTAATTAATTCCGAATATGTCTTAATAGTCATCCGGATCACCTTGCCCACTATAATTTCTCATAGCATCAAGAGCATTCTTATAAAGTTCTTCAATTCTTTGCGCCGACTGTAACGATTGTGTTTTTGCTTCAATCAACTCTTTTTGTTTTTCGAGAATTTCTTTTTCGATTCTTTCT